TGCAGGGTCAGCGCATCGCCATTGGAGAACGGATTTGCCGAGCTCGCCGCAATCACAGCACCATAAATATCCCTGATGCCAGTTCGCGTCCCGATAGAGTCCACTCGAAAGGTGAGGAACGTCGATGGAGCGCCGGACTTCCGCACGGTGATGTGTCCCTTCACCGTACTGGTTGAATCGCTGAACGTACCCAAGAATGAAGAAATATCGCCCCAGCCCGAGAGCGGGATTGAGGTATCGACCGAAATGAAGGCTGCTACGTTCTGCGCTACCCCACCCTGAAATGCTAGAAAGCCGTTTCCGCCCCCCAGGCTGCCATTGAACGTAGCGAAAGTGTACGGAATCGAATAAGCGCCGCCTGCCGCAAGCACATTTAGCCCGGTAACAAGCACGAGCATTTCGTTGACGAAATTGATTAGCCATGTGATGAAGGCATCAACCCGGTTGGCAAAGGTCGTGCGATCGCCCCGCTGTGGCGCAGTCGGCGGCAGTGTAAGGTATGCCATCAGATGAGTCCTTGTACTGAGAGGGAGAGTTGGCAATAATTCGGCCCGTCAGCCGAGATTTCCCCGCTGCCTAAGCCGAACACACGCAAGAAGCCGTATTCGGCGACATCGGAAGCGATCCATACGGCCGGCACGTCGAGCAGGCTCTGAATCAGATCGGTGACGGTGTTTGCCTCCGATACGTCAAGCAGTGCCGATGCCGTCATGTCCTTCGCGGCCTTTCGGCGTTTGATCGATGTGTTGCCGAAGTCGTCCGTCTTGATGTAGCTGTACGTCTTCGGTTTCGCCTTCGCGCCGTATTGCGTTCGGCCCAGGCCCCGGAGGTCTCCCACCGCCATCACGCCGCATTTCACGGTGCCGCCAGATGTCGATGACAACGTGACCGTGATCTCTGCGCTGTTGTACTGATCGATCCCGCTTGCGAGGAAATCCGTTAAGGGCTTGAACCGGTCGTAGAAGTACTCGTCGTAATCTGCCGGCAGCGAGCCCTCCAAGACGCCCGAATAGCTGTAGAGCACTACCCCGCCCGGGGCGTCTGTGACCGTAATGCTGATGGATGCCGCATCGAGTCCCGCCAGGTACAGCCCAGTGAAACTCCCGGGCCGCAGTACCACGGTAAGCGGTGATGCGACCACGGTCTGCGTGCTCACCTCACCGTCAAACATGGCCCAGCGGTTCGTCGGCCCGACGTCCAGCCAGTACACCGCTGTGCCAGACTGATTGGCGGTGTTCGTCGGATCCCTGTTCGAGTGCGCCGTCACGCATTCGTAGATACGGTGCGTGGCGGCGCTGATGCAGCGCGTGCCAACTGTGTAGCTGGTAGCACTGCTCCACGCTGGGTAATCGGTCTCCGCCACCGTACTGCTGACGAGGATGGTGTCATCGATCGTTACCGGCGCCAGAACACTAAGGGTTGCGGTCATGTGGCGATCTCCACCAGCATCGGTGCATTACCACCGGCCGTTGCGTTGTCGTACATTTCTGCGTGCCTCCTCGTGCTTCGCTCGATCTTGTCGAGCGCCTCCTGCTGTTTGGCGACCGTCTCACGGAGTATCCGAACCTCTGCCACCAGCGCCTCGCTGTTGCTCGAAGGGCTGGCCAACTGAGCCATCAGCACACGGTTGTCAGCGGCAGGGATGATCCGCTCGCCCTTGGGGACAAACGCCGGCATGTCCTGCGGTACCGCATTGGTGCTGATCGCGAACGGATGCAGCTTCGCTTCTGCACTGGCCATGAACGCCTTGCTGATGTCTGCCCACGAGACACCCTTCTTGAGCTGGCTCAGCCAGTAGTCCAGGCCGCCAGAATCTGCGGTACGGCCGAACATCGACTTGTACAACGTCTGTAGACGGGCCTCGTCCGAGCCGCTAATCGCAGAAGTGATCGCGTCGACCGACATGCCCGAGGCGGCCTTGTTCTGCCAGTAATCCAACCCGGCAGAATCCGGAGCCCGTCCAAGCGCGCTTTGATACGCCTGGCTGATCGCTGACACACCTGCGACTGAGGCGTTACCCTTCGCTGCAATGATCGAGGTACCGAGGCCTTCGAGCGCCTGCTGGATGCTCAGGCCGGTCGTGCTGATTCCCTTCAGGACGTTGACCTGCTCTTGCGCGTTCGCCAGCATCGCGTCCAGGTTGTCGAGCTGCTTCTTGTCGACGTCGAGTTGCGTTTCCTGTGCAGTGAGCTGGCCATCGGTCAACTTCCCAAGCTCGGCAATGTCGCTTTGGGTTTGAAGCATGTCGCGCAGGTAGTCCTGATAGGACCCGAACTGTGCAGACGCGTCCTGAGTGACCGTGCTGAACGCCTTCTTCAGTGACGTGATTTGGTCGTCGGTGAGCGACCCACCGCCGCGGACCACCGCCAGGCTAGCCTTAATCTGCGCCTGGGCAGATTGACGCGCCGCGATCTCGGTACCCGGCACCTTAAAGCTGTCGAGCGTGCTGCTGATGGCGTCTGTCAGACCCTGCAGCCGGGTAACCGCAGCGGTTTCCTTGTCGATCCGCTTTTGCAGGAGATCCTTCTCGCGCCCGACGACGCCCTGCAGGACCGAAAAAGCGTTGTCGACATTGTTGAGCAACGCTGTTCCGTCACTCTTCACTTTGTCGATCGCCTCCGCCGCTGCCTGCAAGTCCCAAACTTTCTGGGTGGCCGCCGCCATCGCCGGGGTCATATCCGCCAAGGCCAGCGCATGCTGCCTTTGCAGAATCGTCGCCTTGCCGATTTTGTCGTCGAGGAAGTCGTAGGCCTGTGCCTGCAGTTGCAGCAGATCCGACGTCTCATCCGGATGCACCTGAGCGAACGCATCGCCCAGCGCCAGCAACGAAGCAAGCTGTTTCGAGCCCGCCTCGGTAGCCGCAGCGCCCGACTGGATCATATTGTCCACCAGCGCCTTGAACTCATCCCGCGTTGTGGGGATGGTTTCGAGACCCAGAGTCGACAGCGCCTTGTCCAGCGCGTCCGCCACGGGCGCCAGGCGCTGCGCCGGCGTCAGGAAATTTTGCGAGAACGTCGATGCTTGCTGGCTCAACGTCGACAGACCGCCCGCGAAGTCGATCAGCTGCTCACGCGCTTTCGTCGACTCCAGGCCCACCGAGCCGAATAACGCATTCGCCGAGAAGCCCAGCAATTGCGCCACCTGATCGGTGTCCTTGAAGTCACCCGCAAGGCGCTCCAGCGTCTCGGATGCTTTCTCGCCCGACTTCGCGAACGTGTCGAGGTTCGGCACCAACTTCTTCGCAAGCTCGTCGCCGATGCCCTGGAAGAAATCGGCAACGGCTTGCTGGTCCTTCGTCGCATCGCCTGAGAGCTTGATGTCGAACTGCTTGCTGTAGTCCTTGATCGAGTCGCTCGTGACGCCAAGCGCCGCGGCGAAGCCGGACGACGCAACTTCCAGGCTCTGCAACCCGCTCGTGAACTGCGCCACCATCGCATCGGTGAAGGTTTTCTTGTCGGTCGAGTCCGAACGGAACCATCCGCCCTCGCGCGTGCTGTAGCTTTCACCGGTCAGGCTCGATGCGGAGAGCGTACCGCGCAGACCTTGATCGATGACCCCGCCAAGACCAAAGGCGCGATTGATAAAGCCAGAGATTGCGCCGGCCACGCTACCGGCGATTGGGCCGAAGTAGCTTGCGACTGCGGTACTGATCTTCTCTGCGGTCTGCAGGCCACTTCCGACTTGGAAGCCGCCCGAGATCAACGAATTGATCCCCGAGCCGAGTGCGTAGCTACCCAACATGCCCGCAGCTTGCCCGGCATAGGTTGCGAACTGGCCGTTACTGGCGATGTTTTGCGACAGACCCGTCTTGTACAGGCCAGCCTGAACGGCATCCGCCACACCAGACGTCAGCGTTTCGAAGCCGCCGTTGATCGCCTTGTACAGGCTCGATGCGGTCTGAGCGAGGCTGATTGCATCCGCACCACCACCGGCGCCGCCGGTCGTACCCAACCCCAAAGATCCTTGGCCGCTCAACGCTCCCGCGACTGCCGGTCCTGAAATTGCACCGGCGAGACTCGCAACGATCTGCACAACGTATTTCTTGACGAACGTTTGGTACAACGCGTCCGCCAGAGACGTCTTGAGCGTGTTGCCGATGGACTTCGCAAACGACGACCAAACGTTTTGGCCGCCCGTCAGCATGTCTCGAAAGCCCTCCTGGAAGTTGTTGTCCAGGTTGTCGATAACGCCCTTCCATCGCTCCAGCACAGGCTGCATCTGGCGGTTCGCCATCCACACATCGAACTGCTCGATCAACTTCTTGCGAGCCTCGGATCCCTCAGTGGTGTTGTTGATCAGGTACTGCCACTGCTCGGCGTCGATCGCGGTGATGCGCCGCGCGCGCAGTTCGTCGTCTGCGATGTACTGCGCGGCGTATTTTTTATTGGTCTGGAGAAGCTGGTTTGCCGCGCTGATCGCCGCTTCTTCATTGAGATCTTCAGCCTTCTCCGCTTTCCTTGCCGCGACCTTTCGCCAGATGTCTGCAATTTCTTGGTCGGTGAACGCATGTCCCTCACGAGCCTTATCTTCGATGAGCTTGCGAGCCTCCACCTCCAGCTTAAGTTGCTCGATGTAGACCTTGCGCGCTTGGTCCGATTGGCCGAAGAGCAGCACCTCTTGGGCGATCCCGTCTCGTTCAGTAGAGAGAGTCCGATCCCATCCAGAAACGAGATTGTCGATCGCCTTCTTGCGCTCGAAGTCCGCCTCACGCGTCGCGTTCGTCGCGCCGCTGATGATGTTGGCCCGGCGCTGCATAAGCACTCGAAGGTCGCCAAGGGACTTTTCCTGGGCTGACTTGTCCTCTTTGCCACCGGCAATCTCGGCTTGTTTTTGCAAGATTGGGATCTCGAGGTTGATCTCCCGCACCTGCATGTCGCGCTTCTTGGCGTAAAACTCGTCCTGGCTGATGAGCTGCAGCTTGTACTGGGTCTCAAGGTCGGCGAGCTCGCCGGCCATTTTTTCCTTTTGGAGGTTCCGCGAGTTCTCCAGCTGCACCAGGGTGACGTTGTTCAGTGCAGAGTATTTTTCGTTGATTTTGTTGACAGCTTTGGCGATGTCAGCATCTGACGCACCGGCATCGACGCCCTTCTGCGTTACAAAATCGATTTCCTTCTTGCGCTGCTGCTCCTTGGACAGCGTGCCATCCATGATCTTGTCCCACTCGAGACCAGCTTGGCGCAGCTTTTCCGAAATCTCAGATTGGCGCCGATCCCATTCGTCTTTTTCGACCTGCCATTGTAGTTCCGCCTCCCGCTTTTGCAGCGCTGGCAGCTTCGAAGCGGCAGCGGCACGAGCCATCTCTGCAGCATCGTTGCGCTCGCCGCCGCCGGATGTCGGCCCTTGCTGGGCCAAGGCGATTTGCGCCCTGACCTCCGCCAACTCCTGTTGCGGAGTCTTCTTGCGACCCACGCCGAGGAAGACGTCCCACGCTTTGGCGGCCGACTCCTTCGCCTCCATCCAGGCCTGCTCGATCGAGCCCAGGTTCTCTTTCATCCGGGCCGCACGATCGGCAAACGCATCGGCGTATGCCTTCTGCGCTACCTCCGCGGCCTCGTCCGTCTTGCCCTGGTCCTGAAGTGCCTTGATTTGCTCGTAGACCGCGCTGGTCAGGTAGTGATACGACTCGCTCAGCTTCAAACTCGCTTCGACCGGCGCTTTGCCCAGCTCCGCGAAATCCTTCACGGTGTCATCGACGCTGCGGCCGATGTATTTCTGCACCTGCACTGCGACTTGGCCGAACTGCTTGAGGTTGTCCGACCCAACCTGCCCCGTTGCGGTCAGTGCCGCGAGCGCCTGCGCGGCCTCAGCCTGGGTACCGACGGTCTTGCTGATCAGGGCGGCATAGTCGGCCAACTGGCCGCGGCTTGTGCCGGCTGCGTTACCGGACATGATGATTGCGCGGTTGTACGCGTCGGCTTCTTTGCTGCCCTCGTTGTAAGCGTATGCCACCGCGCCCAGCCCGGCGGCTGCCACTGCGAGCGGATTGATAAGGCCTAGAAGTGAGGAACCAACGCCGCGGATCGTCGCCGGAATGCTACCGAACTGGTCGCGAAGCTGTCCGCCTTGCTGCAGAAGCACCAGGAACGGCGATTGACCACCGGCCAGCTGAGTTGCAACGTCCGTAAGCTGCGCCGGTACCATGCGCATAGCGTTGGCAATCTGAGCCGTCGAAGCACCCGTACGGGACTGGGCCTGCTCAACGCTACGAAGAGCGTTCAAGTACGGCGTCAGCGTCGATGGATCGATGCCGCGTTGGCGCGCCAGCAGTTCGTAATACGCTGCGGTCTGGCGCCCACCCGACTCCATCGCCGCCGTCGTACGCTGGATCGATCCGATGATGCTTCGGCTTGCGCTGTCGACGTTGCGCGCCGATGTCGCGGCGCCGCCACCCACGTCGGCGACGGCACGTTCGGCCTGCTCGCCAGCACGAGTGACCTGCTGCGCCATCGTGTTGGCCTGCTGGCCGATCTCGGCGAAGCCCGCCCGGGTGCGCGTTGTATCTACCTCGGCGACTAGTTGTACGCGGCGCTCTTCGGTCATTCATTCACCCATAAAAAAACCGCCACGAGGGCGGTTCGTCCAAACAAAAAGCCAGCTTTCGCTGGCTTTGGTTAGTCCACGTTTCTGGTCCAAGTTGGACGCACACACTCTGGCGCCACCCCGTCCTTTGGCTTTGTCGCGGTAAAGCACTTCAGGGCGGCCGATCTATAAGCGCCTTCGTCAACCGGCAACCTGGGCAACGCACATCGATTTGCCTGCATCAGCGTTAGATTTGCTTGGATCAAATTGCTCGCCACGACCTTCTGTAACTGCCGGTTGGTCTCCCTAACCGCGCTGTTATCGAAGGTACCATCGATGCTATAGAAGGCCAGATCTCGCACGCCAGCCTCGACGGCCGCGGCAAGCGTCTCGCAATTTGCTTGCGGCCCCTGAGCCTTCGGCTCTGCTGCCTGAGCAAACCCGCAGACCGCGACCAGCAGTACTCCAAACGTCCACTTCATTGCGCCTCCCCTTGTCCTGTAGAAGGGAATATATTACCGCAATGCAAGTGAACCGGAACTACGGCTCAGCCTGTCATCGCCTCGATCGCTGCGTATTCCAATGTCCGGATGTCCTCCTCAAGCTCGTCGTATTCGCCGGGCTCTAGCTTCATCCGGTCCATTTTGCGAAAGACCACGCCGTAGTCCAGCCCGGTTGGCCCCATAGCGCCAACGCGCCATTGGGTCCGGACATCGGCGAACAGTCGGTAGGCTCGCTGGTTCTCGGGCCACACCTCGACGACCTCGTTGGCGTAATCGCTCGCCTTGAAACCGAACGCATCCGGCTCGTCGCTGTCTGGCAATCGCTCATACATCGCATGAGCGATGCTTACTAGTTTCCCAGGCGGCCTTCGTGAGTTGCTTCGCGGTAGTCATCGGCGATCTTCTTCGCTAAGGCCGGCAGCTCATCGACGAGTTGCTCGACTGCGTCTTTGCTGAACTCTTTGTCGAGGTTCCAGCCGTCGAGTGCCCCCATCAGGTAATGCACGGTAAGCGCATTCTGGCGGGCGGTGATCTCAGCCTGTGTGACGTCCGGAACCAGTTCCTTTTTCTCGATGGCCTCGGTGAAGCGAGCGGCGTCTTGTTCGTGCTGTTCCTTCACTTTTGCTTGGAACTCGTCTTGGAATGCCGCGAATTCAGTACGCGTGCGGTACTTGTAGGACACCTCCATGATGCCGACCTCTTCGCCCGGCATCGACACCGTGATCGTGCGCTTGAAGGACTTTGGGCGGTTGCCCAGCTTGATCTTTGCCATGATGTTGTTCTTTCGATGAGAGATAAAAAGACCCGCGAGGAGCTACCCCGCGGGCGAAAGGCCGGCGCCTACATTAGCGCCAGCTGGCAACGCGGATCAGGAGGCGTAGCGGACCGGCTTACCCTGCAGCGACATGGTCGCCTTGACCTGCATGACCTGGCCCTTCGACAGAGTCGGGGTCGGATTGAACGAGACGTAGCCCTGGTAGAGGATGAACGACCCGTCCGGAAGTTGGAGCTTCAGCCCGCGCACCGCGCGAGTATCGGCCGCAGACTGCAGGGCCTGATAGCCGGGCAGCGACGGGTCGTCGGCGATGCTGATCGTGATGCTCATCGCGCTCGTGGTCGTCGGGATCTGCGACTCGAAGTCCTGCTCGAGGAAGGAGTAGTTCGTAAACTGCTGATCACCGCCGGACGTCTGGAAGTCCATGATCTGGGTGATCTGGGTAAAGCCGGTGATCTCCTGGACCGAACCGACGCCGGAGCCGGCCGGGAACATCGTCGTCGACGTAGTGTCGATCCCGTCCAGGTTGAACGTGTTCGTCAGCGAACCGGCAACGCGCACGACGCGATTATTCAGCTTCGACCAGCCGGAGGTCACGGACACGAGTGCGCCATTGGACAGGCCGTGCGAGGTGGACGTCGCAACGCCCGGGTTCGCGTTGGTGATCGCGGTGACCGGCTTGGACAAGCCGTAAGTGGTTGCGAGCGAAATGATCGAACCGTCGGGTAGGCGAGCAGCCATGTTGTATTACCTTTCTTGCCCTTGTCGGGCACTAGTGAAGTCCGTAGCGGACAAGAAAAAAGCAGCCCGGATTGCTCGGGGCTGCTCGATGTAAAGTTGAAGCAGGCTAGCGATCAGCCCATATTGAAAAGTCCTGGCGCGAGCAGTAGCGCGCCATGTCGGGATCGGCATCGGATGCCGCGGCGGAGGTCGGACTTGCCTGAAGCGTCTTCGCGGTAACGAGCGACTCCTCGATCAGCTTTATCACCGCCTTAGCCTCGGTTCGACGGTCGCTCCAGACGTTGATCTGGATGAGCGCGTTTTCTTTCGAAGCCACGCCACCCTCAACGAAGCCGACCGAGTCTCCACCGATCTGCTGCCAGGTCACGTAAGGGCGCGCCGTGTCAGTCGGCGCGAAATCCGGAAACGTACGCAGGCAGATCGGCACCAACAGCGCTGTCAGCTTTTCTTCAAGCGTCATTGGATCGCCCTCCCCAGCGTGTCTGCAGCGGCCTGCGCCGCTTGGGGAAATTTGACTTCAGCCTTCCGTACGAACGACTTCGCCGGAACCTGCCGCGGCGCCGTCAGCGGCACGTAGTAGGCGTCCTTCACCGCTTGGGACGCCCCGCGCGGGGGCTTGCGCTTACCTCGTGCCTCAGGGCGCACTGCGGTGTAGAAGTTCCCGTCACGGCCGACGTAGGTCGCGTAGCGCTGGATGTGACCAAACTCGACGAGATGCCCATGCGGCGCTTTCCGTACGTTCCAGCTGACGTGGTACGTCGCACGCCCTTCCCCGCTGTTAGCCTGCGAGTACACCTGATAGATGCTCTGCCCCAGCTTGCCCGTCTTGGCCGGTATCGCGGCCACGTTGCGCTTTACCTCGTCGTACAGGACCTGCGCAGCGGCCTGCGCCGCCGGGCGAGCTGCAACCTCCGCGGCATCGCCCATCTCGGCCAGCATCGCGTTGATGCTGGCCATATCGACCGAAAGCATACTCATTTGGCACACTCGCAAACCAGGAACATAAAGAGCGGATCACGATCAGGCAGCGGCGGGCCCTTGACCTCGTACTCCTCGCCGGCGTAACGCACGCGCCAAGACGCATCGATGTCCTTCCGGGCCCGGATGCGAATCGACGCGCGCTTGACCGAGACGTCAGCATTCGCACGCAGAACCTCGGCGCCGCTCTGGAATCGGACATCTGCCCAGATGGTGGCGACGTTGACCCAATCGGTGACGGGCTGCCCGACCGAGTCGAAGCCGGCCTCACGCCGCATCAGTGTGATTCGATGATTCATAAATACACCGTCAGGCTGTCCAGCAGCCGATCGAAGTTCGCCTCTTTGGCGGTTGAGACAGGCGAGAACTGCTGCTGCAAGCGGGCGCTGACGTATTGCTTGACCGCTTTCGGCACGCTTGCCTCAGTCGGCCCATACCCAGCTGCGTACTGGACTTCAATTGCATTGGCCCGATCTAGAGCGGCGGGCCACATGCGGCCAGGCGCCGGCGTCAGTACCGCCGGCTCCGCGTCGACGTCGACGAAGTAGTCCTGCGGGTCGAGCGTTCGCTGCACGCCGCTCGGGTCGTAAAAAGTCACCCTCGTCACGCTGACAAGCGGCGGCTTCGGCAGAATCATCTCCGCGGCGAATGCGCGGAAGCCCGCCTTCCACGTGCCCTGGATGAAGGCGCGCCCGGTCAGGTGCTCCGCAGCCTCGGTGTACGCCACCGCTGCGGTCAGGATGTCGTCGTCGAGTTCATCGCCATCGACCCGGGCTGCGCGTCGCGCTGCATCGAATGACACCGCGCACTCCGCGAGACCGAGACGCTTGACTGAGTCCGGATAAGAGGCGGGAACGTGCCGACAAACAGTTCCAAGCGGCGCGCGCACATAATCTACCGCTCCTTCGACGTCGCACTGAATGGCCAGGTCGCTGGACACAACACCGAACACTACATAGGCCACGCCAAGCGAACCGGAAACCGACGCCATTACTGAATAGGCGCACGACATGTCTGCCGATGCGGCAACGCGAACGGCGTACTGCACCGCCACATCAGCCGACACCGCGCTGCGCACGACATAGGCCGCAGCCAGATCCTGCGACACGCTTGCAGACTGCGTGCTTGGACTGCTCATCGCGATGGCATTAAGACCAATCGCATCGAATGCTGGCATGAGATCAGCCTCCTGTTATAGCGATAGCTGCGAACGGCCGCAAAGGGTAGCCAGGGCCGACGTTGTCATAGACAACGGAAGCAATGGAGAATGCGCCACTCGATGTGTAATTGGCAAAGTGCGGGTAATCCATCATGGCGTAGGACACTGTCGACGGCGTGCCAGTAACCGTGAATTGCAAGGTCGTGGCGCTTGTGATCGCCGTGCTATTGATGGTCAGAGTGTTGCCATTCGAATCCTTGAATTCGAAGCCCGTCAGAGCCGCACCAGCACCACCACCGCCATCGACCAGCGCGGTGCCGCCCGTGTGCGCCAGGTTGATCGTCACCGTCGATCCGCTGTAGGTTGCACTTGTCACGTACGGACCAATCGACTTCACGCCGATGCCGTATTGATACAGTGCGGCCGCTGGCCAGCGCTTGGCCATTCTGTTCAAGCCCGCATTCGACAGGTGCACGGCGTCGCGCAAGTCGGAATCATGGGCGGTGCCGAGGTAAAACACACCTTGCTGTCCCGATGTGCCGTATTCGATCTGTGCCTGGCGCATGGCGCCGAACTGACCCGGGGTCGAACTGTTGTACTGTCCCGATGCCAGCGACACGATACCGAATTGGGAATTCGCAGCGGTGCGCCCCGTCATTGTGTAGAACTGCTGGCGCAGGGTGTCCCACGCTGCTTTCATGTAGGTGCTGGACTTGTTGACGGCGTCGCTCTCGCCCTGATACCACAGAAACATTTCCATGTCGCCGCCGACGGCGGCAACCGCGGTGGCCAGTTCGGTCCATTTGGTCGTACTGGCCGGAATCCAGGTATCGATACTCATACCGGAATACGTGACCGGGATGGCCAACACCGGGATGTTCAGGGCCGCTACCATCGCATTGACGAAGACCACGAGGGCATCGCCTTGCAGGTTGCCGTTGTCCCGGCTGTAGGTCGAGTAACCGCCAGCGACGTTGTACAGCAGACTGGCCGCGTAGGCATCGTTGTATTGACCGATGCGGCGATATGCTCCGCTGATGTACTCGATGGAACGCGGACCGCAGTTCGGCAATTTCAGGTAGTCGCCATTGAAGTAGTACATGTTCGATTGGCCGTGAAAGCCAATGATCATGCCGACGCCAAATTTCAGCGTGCCGGTCAGCACCGTGGTGCGGTCGGCGACGCTGCGAATTTTCAGCTTGTACCAGCCACCTTGCGGCACAGTGATCTGGCCGGTCGCGCTGCCACCCGATGCCTGCAGGTTGGTCAGCGCGGTCCAGTCCACGATCACCGTACTGGTGTTGGTGAAGTCGACGATCTGGGCTTCGACGCCAGTTGGCGCGTTGCCCGTATAGGTCATGTTGACGGTCAGCGCGCGGCTCGTGCCGACACGCTGAAAAATCCGCTGATTGGCGAAATCGGTCAGCGCGCCCAGCACGCCGGGGGCAACAGTGCCCACGGTCAGCGCGAGCGCGCCGTTTCGAAGCCGGAGCTTACCGGATGTGAGACGGATGGCCATTACAGCGTCACCACCGTGCCGGACGAGTTCATAACGGTATAGATGCCGTTAATCTCCATCCAGAAATACCACGTCGTGGTCTGACCAATCGGCGCGTACAGGTAGGTGTTGTTGGTCGAGCCTGAGCCGGCGGCGGCAATACTCATCGGATACATTCCGTTGGTTGAGCGGTCAGAAGTAGCAGCCGGCGGAACGGTATTGCTCTGACTCCAACCCGTCGAGGCGGTATTCGGCTTGGACCCGTTGAATACCCAAACACCACCGCCCGTATTGGAACCCGTGTAGAGCTTGTTGCTGCCAACGGTGCTATATGCATCGGCAGACCCCAGAGCGGATTTAAGTGTGGTGCCGTACGGCGAAACGGTAGGCTGCGCCGCGATAGTGATCGTGATCGTCCCGGACTTGGTGTTGTCTTGCGTGCTGGTCGCCTTGACCACGGCGGTTTGCGCACCGGACGTTGCCAACGGGGCTTGATAAACGCCGCTGGAATTTACGGAACCGGGGCCGGATTGAATCGACCACGTGACCGCCTGCGAGGGCGAATTGGTGCCCGCAACCGTCGCCGTCAGTTGGTCGGTCTGGTTACCCTGGACTGTTGTGAGCGTTCCCGTCACGCTTACGCCGGTAACGGTCGAAGTCGCCGTAGCCGGGATCGTAATCGTTACCGTTCCTGACTTGGTGTTGTCCTGCGTACTAGTTGCGCGGATGACCACGGTCTGGTCGCTGCTTGTTGCCGCTGCAGCCGTGTACAAGCCCGTCGACGAGATCGTACCCGGACCGCTGTCGATACTCCACGTCACGGACTGCGACGGCGAATTGGTGCCCGCAACGGTCGCGCTCATTTGATCAGTTGCGCCGCCCGATACAGTCGAGGATGCTGCCGTAACAGTCACGCCGCTAACGGTCGACCCTGCCGCAGCATTGACGGAGTACGATCCCGACGCAGGGCTCGTGATGCTGGTGTACGTGTGGTCGCGCACGGTAATGGTACGGCCCGCCGTTGCGCCAACCGGCGTGAGGGAGAACGAATACGTCCCTCCGCTGATGGTCGGAGACGTCGCAGCAATCCACGAGCCGCCGTCACTCAGCAAATAGTCAAGCGCTGCCGGTGCCGTTCCAGTATAGGTGCCAGTGACGTTGAACGGGGCACCGACGGTCTGTGGCGATGACGGCGTAGCGATGGTCAAAACGGTATTCGGGTTGACGACGTACGCTGCAGAGGCTGCGCTCACCACGCTCGTATTGTTGTGGTCGCGCACGGTGATTGTTCGGTTGACACTTGCCGTCGTCGGCGTGATGCTGAACGAGTACGTGCCATTCGTGTTGATGGTGAGGCTCGTAACAGCATTGTTCCACGCACCCATCGTGCCGGAGTCAGCGAGGGCATAATCGAGCGCGGTAGGCTGAACTCCGGCCCAGGTGCCCGAAACGACGAACGCATTGCCGACCGTCTGCGTGGTCGGGGTCGCAACGGTCAGCGTCGCGGCGCTGAACTTGCCTTCCGCCGTCATGCGATTAACCAGGTACGTGTAAAAGGCGTCGACCGTAGTCTGCACTTCGGTGCCGGACTGGCCGATTGCGATTACGTCAGTCGCTGCCAGCGCGCCGGCGGCCGAGAGTTGCGTCAGGCTGACGCCGTTCAGGAACGACGACGGGATCTCGTTGAACACCGTCAGCGTGGAACCCGTGAACGTGGCAGGCGTCGTGCCGCCGGCAGAGCTGCCCAGAACTTGCGTGCGCGAGAGTGTCGGAGCCTGGGCGGTTCCACCCAAGTTAAACAGGCTATTTTCCCAGTTGCCGGCGCCATCATCGAAGCAAAACGGCACGCCAACATCCGTCAGCGACAAAGCGCCGGCCGCGATGACTTGCGCCAGGTTGCGACAGCCCGCAACAGCGGTGCCATCGGAAATCGACGCTGCACTCGTGCCCGTCGTCGTGAATTTCAGTCGGTCGGCAAATTTCATGGTGCGGTATCACCCGTAACGCGGAAGTTTGCGGTGTCGTTGGTGGCGCCGGTTCCGGACTGCACCGTACGGCGCACCCAGACAGCCCGGCTTTGACCCGCGGGAATGTCGCCAAGGGCAACGCCTGCGCCCTGAGTGGCTGCAGCGACGAAGGTCACGCCGCTAGGCGCTGTGTTTTCATCAGCCACCGTCTGCTCGGTGCCGTTCACGGCCGAGGTGCCGACGCCGACGTCAAACGTGGTGGCAGGGCTCGGCGTGTTCGCCTGGATCCAGAGCACAGCGCCGACCAACGTCAGGCTGCCGTGTGCGTTGTGGACGTACAGGCAGCGATATTCGGTATCGCCCACTGCTGCCTCGGCCGAGGCGACGTCGTCGAAGATGTTCGCGCCTGCGGCAGTCGTCGATTTCGCACCACCCAACGATGCTGCAGGCGACGTGTTACCGGCGCCGCCGGACAGCCGGTATTGAATGTCGGTCGAGGCAATAGCCATTCTGTTCTTTCATTGTTCAGCGAGTCGGCGGGCGATGAACGCCAGCAGCTCGTCGTCGGACTTGCCGACTACTTGATCGGGGAAGATCGCCACCGAGCGCGAGTTGTCGCGCACGACGACTAGGAGAGCGCCCGGCGCCGCGGCCTCGGCGCGCACATTGGCGAGCCAGGCGGCGGTGTCGGGGCTCATGGGATTACTGCGCTTTGGGCTTGCGGCCCGGCTTTACCGGCGTCGTCGCGTCGCCGGAGGATTCGGGGGCCAGGTCGACCTCGACGGCGGGCTCTGTCGCGGCGGTCGCCTTCACGACGCCCTGCTCCTCAGCGAAACCGGCGTCGACGAAAGCCTTTGCCAGCGCCCTCTCGCCATCCGTCGTGCCGAGGTCGTACTCGACACCCTCTGCGTACGTGGTCACACGGAAGCCATCAACAGAGCCTGGCAACGTGGTCAACATGCAGATCCTCATCGCGATCAGGGGACAGGACGACTGCGCGGATGGCCCAAGATGACGCTTGCTTCGATCAGCAGCGTCGGCGACGTGCCGCTGACGGTTTTCACCACGCCCCGGACGTAACGCTTGTAGCCAGCGTAGCCGACGTTCAGGACGCCGGCATTGTTCGTGGTTACGACCGGCTCGACGCCCTGCAGGTCCTTGTCCGCGACGGCAGTGAACGTAGTGTTGTCGTCGCTCTCCTGCACTTCCAGGGTGTACGACGGAGTCGTGCCGCCGATTGCGCCGCAGTTGAAGGACACGACTGCCGACTCGAAGCCCGCGCGGTCGACGCCAGTGCCGTTTGCGGCTGCGGTCAGGGATTGCGGCGCCAGCGTGGGCACGCGCTTGATGTTCGATTTCAGATCACGCATTGTGATTCCTTGTTCATGGGTGGACAGAGCCCCCGGCTTGAGCCAAGGGCGTGCACGAGGTCGATTAGGTCGAGATCTTCAGCTTGCGGATCGCTTCCGCCTGGCGGACGCCGCCGCCGGTGCGCTTGCGACCGCGGAAAACGACGAGGCCGTCGTCGGCGCCAGTCGTGTAGTCGGCCTGGAACGAGATCGCGATGCGGTCGACAACGACGTAGCCGCGCTTGAAGTCACCGAAGGCCACCGGGAAGGCGTTCGCGCCGACGTTCGGCATGTCCGGCATCTCGACGTACGAGGCGCCCAGGATCGTGTTCGGCACATTGCCGGCGATGCCGGGGGTCCACAGGTACTGACCTTGGTTGTCCTTCAGCTTGCGAACGGCCGCGATCGACAGGCGGTTCAGGGTCCACACCGCATTGCGCGAGTAGCCGGTCTTCAGCGAGTAGAACAGGTCGATCATGCCGTCGGCGGTGATCTTGGCGGCGTCACCACTTACGGTGAAGCCGATGTCGGAGTTGATAAGAAAGCCTTCCATCTGGCCGATGCCGGTACCGGTGACCGATTCCTGTCCCTCGCGCACCGCGAATTGCTCGGACGAGTCTTCGCGCAGTTCGGCCATCAGATCGTAGTCGGCGTCTTCGAGCATCTGCAGCGAGACCTCGACGCGCGAGAACAGCTCCGGTGCGGTCCATTCGTTCATGCCGTAGGCCGGGTCGCCCGTGTTCGTGCGGCGTTGGGTTTCGCCGACACGCGATGCGGCGCCGCTGCCGGTTTTCTTCGGCTGCTTCAGGCTCGGGCCGCCGATCGTGCGGACGGTAGCCAGCGAGCGGATCGGGTTCATCTCGATGATGTTCTTGATGATCTCGGCCTGCATTTCAGCCGGGGCGAGCAGATAGCCCGCACCGGCGTCGTTGCTGGTGACCAGGGCGTTCTGGCGGGTGATGATCGCCATGTCTTCTGGCTTTCGCGCGTCCGCCGGCTTGCGCATGACACGGTCGAAGGCTGCAGCGTGTTCCGCGCGCTCTTTCGACTTGTCGTCGCCGCCGACTCCGCCCAGGCCCTGACGGTTCAGGATCTTTTCGACGCGGTCCATCTGCTCCTGCATTGCCTTGGACTGCTGCTCGGCCACGGTCAGCTTCTGGTTGGCCTCTTCGAACTTGTCGAGGTGCTTGTCCAGGTTGGCCAGCTTCGCTTCGAGGTTGTCGTCGCGCTTCTTCTGGTTCGCGTCGTTGGTACGTTTGTACTCGCTGAACGCTTCCATTACTTCTTGAACGGCGTCTTTGTCTGCCATGGTCATTCCTTGATGGTGGAGGTGAGTTGTTTGATGCCTTGCGCGAGCCGGTGAGCGGCTGCGTTCTGCTTCTCCGCAGGGTCCCCACCATCACGGAGGGGCGTTTCTGGCGGTTCGGGCGAATCGTCGCGATTCACCCGCGACATCGCAGCGGCTGCGATTCGCTTTGCTTGCGCGTTCGAGAGCCCTTCTCCATCGCGGAGGAAGGCCTCGAACTCGCGAATTTCCGGACCGCCGGCGGACGCCAGCAGGTTGCTTGGGGTGTTCTTGAAGTGATTCAGCATCGCGGAGGCCGCGGCCTTTTTCTTCTTGGCCGGCACCATGACGTCCGCGAAGCCGGCGTCTACTGCGGCCTGGCCGAGGAACCACGTTTCTGCATTGACCCAGGCTTCGAGGTCGGAGCGCTTAGCGCCGGTGCGGGCCTCGTAGATGTTGATCAGGCCAGCCTGCAGTTGGTCGAGGACATCGGCCTCTTTGCGGAACGCGTCGGCGTCGCCCCACATGCCCGACCACGGCTTGTGGATCATCAGGTTCGCGCCCTCGCTGATCCGGATCTCGTCGCCGGCCATTGCGATGACGCTCGCGATCGAGGCCGCGATACTATCGATGTGGACGATGATCTTCGACGAGTGACGCGCGAGCGCCTGATAGATCGCCAAACCCTCAAACACCAACCCACCGCCGGAATTGATCCTAACGTTGATGGTGTCGACATCCAGATCCGCGATCTGGTTGGTGATAGTTTCGCCGGTAATGCCTTCGTCCCACCAGCCACCGCCGATGTCACCGTAAATCAGGATCTCAGCCTCGCTGTCACCGGAGTCGGCGTTGATACGCACATGGCCGGGCTTCAGGGCTACTCGGTTGCGATGCCGAATCGAGTTAGCGTCTTGCGGGTCTTCCTGGGCGAGTTGCGACAGCACCGAGTCAATGTTGTCGCGGGCCTCGCGAAGAAGCCGTTCGTTTTCAGCGGACAGCACTCGTCCTGCAGCTTTGCGCTGCATATTCGATGGTGGCATTCGGGGTTACTCCTGGGGTGCTGGTCTTGCGGGTTCAGCGGGCTTGGGCTCGCCAACGATGTTTGCGGGTATGCGCAGCTGGTCGCTTGCGGGGTCCGGATCGGGATTCAGATCTAGCAGATCGCGTCCTTCGTTCGGATACATCAGACCGCCGTTGACGTACCCGAGAATTACGTCCTTCGTGTCTTTCGCCGACCCTCGAAGCAAGCCCTCTTCCGTGAAGTTGAAGTAAAGTCCGGCGTCGATCTCCGCATCCGTCAGCAGGTTGATCATCGCTGACTGTTCGAACGACTCCCAGCGCGGGGAGAGGCAATCCTCGCGGTGTGCACGGTTCATCTCCTCGGCACTGGCGAACGTCGCGGTCTTGTCCGAGAAACCGACCTTGATCGGGAGCACGCCCATGAAGGAGCAGATTTGCTCGACCTGCGTCTTCCTGGTTTCATTGCTCTGTGCGTCGACCGAGCTCATGGCGGTGTTGAGGAACTTCGCGCCTCGATCGAGGATCATCGGCTTGCCGGCATTCTGAAGGCCGCCGAATTGCTTATTGATCCACTCCGACAGGTCGTTGTATTGCGGTTTGCTGAGGG